TTCGTACTCTCGCTTAATATCTTCGTACTCTCGCTTAATATCTTCGTACTCTCGCTTAAAGGCTTTATTAATTGAAGCTTTTTTTATTGCATCGTAATCTTTTAATGTTGGAAAAGCCCATTGACTTTTACTCCAATAGTGGGTATGAGAAGTTGATGTTATTTTTTTTATTTCTTCATTCGTTAATCCGCTTTTTTCTTTTTCTTGAATTAAATAACTTCTTATTGATTCCCATCCTTCAAAGTAATTGTCTGCATTATTATTAAAGCCTTGAACTCCACACATAACAAATAAGCATTTTTCATCAGCTATGGCGTAACTTCTAGTATTATCCGAATTTTGACCTTGCCCGTTTCCCTTATCCCATGTTATTAAATTTCTAAATGTGGCTTTTTGCAAATTAATGTATGGCTTTATTATTTCGCTATAAATATCCATTAACGGCTCATCAATACCCCAACAATAAAAGCTGCCATTCTCTTTAAGATACGAAAACTGTAAAGCAATCCATTGACGGTTAAACTCTAGTAAATCTGTATAATTTAAGTTATCATTTATCACTCCTTCGCTTTCTTTTTTCATTCCATAAGGAGGGTCGTTGTGTGCTAAATCACCTAATTTCCCATCCATCAATTTTGCAACCGCATCAGAATCCGTACTATCACCACACAACAAACGATGCTCACCAATAGTAAACAAATCGCCAATTATAATATCCGTTTTAGTGCGCTCTGCATCTACGGTAAAATTATCTTCAGTTGCCTCTGGTGTCTCTTCCACTATTGGCAAGTCCAATCCCCAGTCTACTAAATCATCAGCGTTCCAATTATTTGCAAGGTCTTCATAATTCCATTCACCAAAGCCTACGTTATCTTTTACAATAAACTGTTTCTTTTCCTCCTCAGTGAGTTTGTCCGCTTGTTTAACCCAAGCATCGGGAATCTCTTTATAGCCTAACTCCAGCAAAGCCTTAAGCCTCATATTGCCACCTAGCACTATGTTGTCAGCATCTACAATGATAGGCCGAAGCTCCATCATTTTTGGGAAGTCTTGAATAGACTTGCAAAGCTTTTTAAACTTGTCATCCTTGATTACACGAGGATTGTTTGGGTTGCTTTTTATTTCAGTTATCTTCATATTACTTCAGTAAATATTGCCAAAACAAGGTACAAGTTACCATTAGAAAACAAGCTGCCAAAGTAGCGATTAGGCTAATGGCTGCAATAGTCAGGAGGTTTGCTATCTTTCGTATCATCGTACCATGAGTATTAAGACAAAGCCTAAAGCTAATCCAGCGTAAAGCATGGATAGCACAAAGATAGTAGCTAGCACCACGTTATCTGTTTTAGTTTGTTTGTCCATTATTTTAACATCATTTGGCACAATGTAATTAATAGCATCACCAACAAAACACTACCTGTTAAAGGTATTAAAGCTATTGCAATATACCCTAATACTTCACACAACTTTTCTAAATTCTTTATCATCGTGGAAACTGTAAAGGCATTAATCGGTTATACTCACCACTCCAATCATCTGTTACTCTGCACTCGCTTAGAGTTCTAAGGTTGTCAATGTACTTATCCCTTCCAAGTTCAATAGTAGCTGCATCAACTTGATAAATACCTACATTGTAAGGTGCTTGCTTTTCCACTGCGATAAAGATAAATCCTTTGGGCTTAACTCCATTAGTGATTAGTCCATCAAGGTAAAAAGCTGCTTGAACATCGTATCTGTATTTCTTAGCTGAGTAACCAAAATTTATTGGGCTGGCATCATCCGTACTTTTCAAATCAACTATCCAAGTATCGGTGCTTATCCAATCAGGTCTGCACTTGCATAGATTGCCTGTGTAGGTATCTTTCCATATTAATACTTGTTCTGCTATGCCACCATCAAGTAAATGGCTTACAGCGCAATTCTCAACAGCTAAGCCCATTGCCTTAACTTGTTCAAATTCTTCAAGGCTTAGTATCTCTTTGCCTGAACACTCTAGGCTAAATGCTTCAAATGCTGTCTTACCCTCTTTAGTGCGTTTATCAAACTTTTGATTGCTTACAGCGTAACGAGAGTAAAACTCCTCAGGCTCTAAAGTAAACGTATGAAAAGCACTGCCAATACGGAAAGCTGCTGTTTGTTCAGGTGCTTGATAATTGCCGCTAAAGTACCTGTGCCAATAGTGCATCGGTGAACGGTTAATCAAGTCTAGGCCTGATTTACTTATGTGGCTAGTATCAGCGTGGTAATCGGTTATTGATTTCATGTTAGTTTGATTGCTTTACAAAGATACAAATTATTGTTCAGGTTCTAAAAATAACCATGTGTATGGCTGAATTAGTAAATGCTGCTTAAGTTCATACCATTGGTTATTTTCAATAATACCCCACTTGTTGCCAATTTCTTGAAAGCAGTTTACTACTTCACCGTACTTGATAAGAAGTACCCCATCCGTAACGGCATAGGGTACAGGCTTATTGTGTGTCTTCCACTCTGTTGGGTTTACTTGCATAGGTGAGCATTGTGAGTACGGTAAGAAAGAATTGCATCGCTGGCAGTTGTGCTGCCTGCTGTTTTATGCCATACAGCATCTTCCACCACTGTAAAGGCTTTTACTTGCTGCGTTGGGTAATGTGTGCCGTTTACAAAGTCAAAGAAATTGTTTCCATGCTTGATGCAGAAACAGCCGAAAGGGCTATCAAACGTGGCTGCATTGATTTCAGCGTAAACTATGGGCATTGGGGTTGATAAGTCGTTCATGTTATTTTGGTGCAGAAATCCACTGCCATTGAGTTAAATTTTTATACCTCATTTGGTTAGTAATTAATGCGTAAAAGCTATCAAACTCCCTGTAAAAAGGGATTACCCATCCGTTAATACCTGCTTTAGCAATTATTATCTCATTGTTTGGATATTGCAACATTAACAAAGTCCCTTCATTCGGTTCAGGCAATGGCATTTCACCGCTAATCCAAACACCTGAATCTAGGATTGGGAAGAGTTGCCATTTAAGATTTTCAGGCCAATCATTCTTTGGATTAGAATCTAGTAAAAATCCTTGTTGCTGATGTTCCCACCAAGTTAATAATGCACTTGAATGATATTCACCTTCATAGTCAATTGGTGTTGTAATCACCAACTTATACCCTTTAATCGGCATGGGTATTCCGCCTGTTCCTGATAAGTCTTTCATAATTCAAGCAGGCTTAGTACTGTGGTACGGTAATGTTCTTGGCAAGCGGACTTAGCTTCGGCAAGCGATTTGAATATACCTAAGTCCGCATTTTTTTTTGACATTAAAAATTTGGAATAAAATAAACCTTCTTTGTTGGATATGCGATACAAAGTCCAAATTATTATATTATTTTGAATAGTTTCATAATCTCCAGATTGGCAGTCTTCCCACTCCAATTCCTTAACTTTTGGAGTGAAGTCGTAATCTTTTGCAAGGCATTCACAAATATCCTTTAGCGTTAATTCAAACGTATTACTATTAAATACAGTTTGTTGCAAGTCTTTTGCTCTCTGTTCCTGTGTCATAATTAGTTAGTGCTTCCGTGTCCGCCTGTACCTCTTTCTGTGTCAATACTAATGCTATCCACTTGCACCAATTCAGCTTGGATAATTGGCACTAGAACTAGTTGGGCAATCTTATCGCCTTGCTTGATAGTGTGCATGAATCCGTTTGTATTTAGGTTGCTAAGCGTTACAAGTACTTCACCACGATAGCCGCAATCTACAGTGCCAAAGTGTGCAAGTATGCCTTTTGCTGATAAACTGCTCTTTGGTCGTACTTGAACTTCAAAGCCAGCAAGGATTTCTAAATATACCCCTGTGGGAATGCTTCTAGTTTGCCCTGAAAGCAAGATAATTGGCTTAAGCATGTTTGCCTTTACATCCATCCCTGAATCGCCTTCACGTGCGTATTGTAGTGGGTATGGGGATTTGTATTTTAATGTTGGCTGCATTGGTTAATTTAGTGTTTAGATTGTTTTAGTGTAATGCCTATCGCACCATCTTTTAGCGGCATCGGCTGTTTTAAGTGAATTGCTATGAATACGTTTGCCAATTACCTCTGCAACTATGTGTCCGAGTATGCACTCTTTTACCATGTAAGTAGGTTTGTTCTCTACATTACCTATCCATGTTGTAAGGTCATTATTTTTTTTAACCCAAGTTATCATTGCTATTTTAGTGTTTAGATTGTTTATAGGTATCTCGTAAGCAGTAGCCTACGAGAACCATGATTAAAATTTTGATGAAGATTTCCATTAGTCCTGCAATTTTTCAAGTGCTTGCCAAATTTCATCCTCACAATATCCAAGTTCTATTCTTTTTACTTGGTCAAGGTATGTTTGGTAATCCTCTTGCGTTAATGGCTCATCTGCGCCCCATACTCTTAATTTTTCGGCTACTTCGTCAAAGGTTAAGGTAGCTACTTCATATTCTAAGTCACCACCACCCCACGTGCAAGGGTCGCCACCTGCTTTACCGTATGTTTTAGAATACTCTGTGATTGTTACTTCAATCAAAATGCAGTCCATTTCATCTGCTTGAATTTCAATTATTGTACCTGTCATGGCGTTACTTGTTTTAGTTTGATTACTGATTGCCTTACAAAGATAGCAGTTTGTTATTTAATAATCAAATGTTTTGCAAAATAATTTTATTTTAATGTAGGTCGTTCTTTAGTTTTAGGTAGTCATTAGTCACCTTGATAGCATCTTCAAGCGTGTACACCGTGTGGACTTGCCATTGCCTTGCCCTTAAGTCATTATGCCACCTTGTTTGATATTCAGTAGGCTTGTTCTTGCCTGCTTTGAACTCTAGGGCTAATCCTATGCTTGTAAGGTTCTGTTCATAAATCATTAGGTCGGGAATGCCTTTACGGTAACCTTGCTTTTTTAGTCTTAACCCCTGCAATAGCGTTTGCCGCACACCTCCTACAGTAGCGCAAAAGAGTACATTAGGGTGCTGGTATTCTAACCACTCAATAAACGAGCATTGGAGTTGAAACTCAGGCTGTGAGTTGGATTGATTTGCCATTAGTCTAATTCTTTAGGAGTTTCTTTAAGTACTTTAACGGCCATGCTGTGCATCCGCTTAGGGTCACGGCTAAATGCTTTCACCGTGTCCGAAAGATTGGAAGTCAAGTCCCAAAAGGTCGTGTAATCAAATCCATCCTTGCTATGCAGGTGCTTTTCCCAAAGGATATTAAAATCTTTGCTAGCGTTCTTTAATCGATTAATCGCTTGTTTGACGGCTGGCAAGTCTGCGGCCATCATTTGATTGCTCCAAACATCTTGTTGATGCGTCAAGGCAAGCCACATCATTACGGCTTGGAAATCATCAGCGGTAAACTCTCGCTGGCTTTTGGCTATCATTACAGCCTTTCTTAATGGGTGAACTTTCATAAGGTTATTTTGATTGAATTGTTAGTTTGTACGTTTTTGGCTAAAAGGGTACAAAGTTAAAAAGGTAATGTTTGCAAATTAGTGAAGTGGTCAATGTTTGGCATCTGCATGGAATTGGACTGCATTTGCGGCAATTCATAGCCCACTAGTGAGTAATGTTCAAGGGATAAGTCCTTAACCTCGTTAATTGCCATATCAGCTTCTAAGTAAATAGTGCCTACTCCTCCCTCTCTATTTTTGGCAATGCTAATTTCAAACTGATTCAGGTACCTGTATTGCTCGCCATCCATTGTGCTAGTCCAATACTCTGGACGATTCAGGAATAAAACCATATCGGCATCTTGCTCGATACCTCCAGCCTCTCTAAGGTCTGCAAGTTTTGGCATCTTATCGGTTCGCTTTTCAACTTCCCTATTGACTTGACTAAGCGCAATTACTGGGATATTATGTTCTTTGGCAATCGCTTTTAATGCTCTGCTATTATCTTCAATCCCTTCTTGCCTGTTTTGCTTACTCACCTTCATAAGCTGTAAATAGTCAATGATAATCAGATCGGGTTTAATCTTGTTAGTCAAGTTTTGAACCTGAGCAATAGAAACGTTTGCCGTATCATCAAGGTATAAATTCGGAGAGTTTTTGCTTTCTAGCTTAGATACACCTGCCTCTATCTCATAACGTTCCATTTTTCCGCTTTTAATTGGCTTTGTAGGGACTTTCAACTCACTGCTTAACAATCTCATAGCAATAGCTTCGTTGCTCATTTCTACGCTAAACATGAGTACTTTTTTACCAATGTTCAATGCGGCTTGAATAAAGCGCAAAACTAATGCAGTTTTTCCCATTGCAGGGCGTGCGCCAATAATTACTAACGTAGCAGGTTGCCAGCCGCTTGTATAGCTATTTAATGCCGTTAATCCTGTGTCCACTCCTATCATGCCTTTGGCCTCTCTAGCTTTGTCAGATTGAACTAGCACACTTTGCAGCACCTCGCTAAGCGTCTTGGTGCGCTTCATGCGATTAGTTAAATCTTCAAACTTATCTTGCAAGGCTTTAATTCTTTCGGTAGTTTCAAAAACATCGGCTGAATAATTACTTGCAAGTCCATGAATTTCATTGCTAAAAGTAATTGTAAACCTTCTCATGTATTCTTCTAGTAAGTACAAGCAGTGCGATGCTACATTACCGCTAGAATTAACTTTAAGTGTTAAATCAGCGAGGTATTTATTGCCTCCGATTGTTTGCAGTTCCTTCATTTTCCTAAGCATCACCGAAACGGTAAGCATATCCACTGCAATACCTTCAATGTGGCAATTCAGGATTGCTTTATAAATTAACTGATGCTTGTAGTTGTAAAATGCTTCTACATCCGTTCCAATGATTGAAACTACTTGCTTTAGGCAATCTCCTTCCAAAAGTATTGCGGCTAAAACAGCTTGTTCCAATTCAGGATTATTAGGCGGTTGGATAAATTCTATTAGTTCTGCCATAGGGTTAATTAGTTTGGTTGTATGGGTCTTGATTGTGGTGAAGAATTGTTACTTGGTGGTGAGTTTTGAGCTTTGTATTTTAATCCCCAAACAGCTGCACATCCTCGCCATTTGTCAATCTGCTTTTTGTCCTTACCTCGTTTCCAATTGTCGGACTCGTAATAATTAAAGAAAATTTCAGCTTGACTTTTGGCAATGATAATAGTCATGTGATAATCTGAAGCGTGCTGAATAAAATACTGCCTGCATTCTTCAATAGTTGGTGGAACAAATGCAATCGGTTTTGCTTTTTGTTTTTTGCTATTATCATCTATAGATTTTGGTTGCTCTTTTTCTGCTGATTTATCAGCCTCCTTAATATAGGTATTAGGTATTATAGGTATTAAGGTATTAGGTATTTCTGTTGTGGTATCAAGTGTGGGAGTTAGTGTAGTACTTAGTGTGGTATCAAGTGTGGGAGTTAGTGTAGTTGATTTTCCCACACCCAATACCACGCACTCACTATCTTTAATCGTTATCCTTATTCCGTTTTTGGCATCCACTACATAAGTCAAAAGCCCCTCAAATTGCAAAGCTTCTAAAGCATTAAGATACGTTTTAGGAGTAATCCTATATTGACGTTCAAACCACCTAACAGAGGCAAGTATAACACCACCTTTAACCTCATCTAATCGCCTAAGCAGAATAGTATAAATGTGTGCTTGGGTAATAGTTAGCTTGCCCTCATTAGACAGCTCAATAGCTTTATCAATGCCGTTCATAGTTAGTGTAATTATGTGCATTATGCCATAAAAGAAAAAGCCCCACATATCGCCAGATTATGCAGGGCTATGGGATTAAGGTTTCCCAATGTCTTTAGTTGTTAGCCGCTGGCGACGATTAACAATACAAAGATAGTAAATTAATTTGCAAGTGCAAAGGTTAATTGTAAACTTCGTAACCCTCTACGCACATTATTTGTCCCTTTTCTGAACCCATGTAAGTTCTTAAATCAGAGTCTATAATATAACCATCTTCAAACATAATGTAACAGTAATTTGAATATTTACTACGCACCATTTCTTTAGATTTAATTGTGCCGCAATGCTTAGTTGAACAACTACAAACAAGTGCTAATACCATTAGGAGTATTAAAGATTTCATTCTATTTAGTTGGTTAAAATTGTTAATTGCTCATTTGGCAAAGGAATAGTAATGCCTAACATTTCACTTGCCCAAAGGCGTATTTGGTCAATGTACACTTCCCATTCTTTCGTGGTTAGTTCGGTAGTGCTTTTGGATAGCCTAAGAATTACCCCTGTGTCTTGATTAACTACTTCATGATACAAGTACTCAGTCTTAACAAGTTCGTGTGCTTTCTCTAGGCTTACAACTTCACCAAAACACTCCGAAATACCATCCCTTAGCATTGGCACAACCACTCCCCAATAAAATCGGTTTTGGCTGTTACTACGCAAAGGACTAAGTACCTGAATTGTTACGGTTACAACTTTATCCGAGCATTTGGCAAGGTGGGATGCAATCGTTTTGGCTGCATCCCTAGTTAGCTTGCCTTTGGTTACGTCTGAAGTTACTTTTAGCTGCATAACCTTATCGTTACAAGATTGTGCGTCAAATCCGCTTGGATAAGTCCCAATGCTGATAGTTTACTAATACCCTGTAAAAAGCTATGCCTAGAAAGGTTCATCAGCTTTTTAGCATTGCTTGTTGATATGCTCAAAGTGTTAGGGGTAGGGCTTGTTTGCATGCGAAGAATAATCATCTGCAAGGCTGCAAACTCTGATGCGTTTAGCTTATCATCAAAGAATAACGATAAGCCTAGATTTAAGTAGTGTAGTTGCATGACTAGAATGGTAAATCATCATTTGCATCGTTTGTTGGTGCGCTTGATGATTGTGTTTGTGTGGTTGTGGTTTCTTGTTTGCTAGAAGGCACAAAGGTTATTTGCGCATTGTTGATTGTACGGTAAATCTTGCCTTCGTGAATCCGCTCGCTAGGTGTGCCTATTACATGGATTACTTTGCCCTGTAAAAGCCACTCAGCCAGTTTAACATTGTTACTTAAGCAATCATACCAAAATGTCTCTTGCCTCTCTCCTTTGCCCTCTGAAACGGCTAGGGAAACGGATATGAATTGGTTGCCGTTGCTGGCGTTTGTTTTAATGGCCGCATCTTTCCCGATACGGCCAATGATTGATAAATTACGCATTGATTATTGATTCTAGTTTAGTTTTAGTTTTGAGCAATGCCGCCGCATTAGGGTTTTTAGTGTTCAGCCAATTAGCTGTGATTTGTCTAGTTTCAGCAGGAATTTTGCTATCCATCAAAAGCAGGTTTACTGATGCAATTAGCCCTGTGTTATCTTCACCTATTGTGGCACGCTGTATGTCCGCTACTTCCACGTCTTTTACTTCCTGTGTAGGGATTAAGAACATAGAAATTAATGCGTACTTTAATGCCATGCTTTGCGCCTTGAATGCAGCTTTATCGCTAAAGTCAAATGCCTCTGCAAATCCATCCGTAAAGGTAGTGCTATCATCTGTGGTGCTTAGGTGATACCTTACCATAATACGGCAAACGTGAGTAATCTGCAATTTGCCGCTACTGCTAACAGCTTCAAACCTGTCATGTGATACATTTAGTATCTCACTGCGTATGAATACGCTATGTGCAGAGAACAAACCGTGCAAAGCATTGAACACGCTATCCACGCCACGAAAGTTGTAGTTTAAGCTGCCCTTTTCCTTCTTGGCAATGGCTGGTATCTCTTTTAGTATGTTAGCTAGATTTTCGTTTATAAGGCTCATGCTGTTATTGTGGTTTTATCAATGTGGTAACGTGATTGTGATTTTTCAGGGAACTCTACTGAATGCACGTAAATGTAAGTGTAGTTTGCAAAGTGCTTTTTTGCCTCGCAATGTGCTTTCTTCCAATCGGAAAGAATTTCAAAATATTGATTATCGTTTGTCTTGAAAGTCCATTTAGCAAATCCGTAAGGCTCAAAGCTAAAATGCTTTTGGTAATGCTTGGACTGAAGTATAATTTGTGGTGGCATAGGTAAGCCGCTTTGCTTAGGCATATTGGTGTGTGTAAATACCATCAGGTAAAGTAATGGCTAGGTTGATGACTTGATTGAACAAGGCTAGTAGCTTATTGCTTTCACCTTCTAAAGTTTGTGGAGAGGTTATAATAGCCTCCCCACTGATTACTGTGAACTTTATTTCCATTACGATGTGTATTGGTTATTGTGAGCATTGCAAGCATCAATAGCTTCTTGAAATGTGTCAAAATTTTGATTGATAGGATTAGCGGAATCAGTGCCGCCACTGCAATAAATATGCAGGTTATCAAGAACGCCTATTGCATAAGAGTAAGCAGAACCATTGGCAAAAATCATGTTTTGGAAAAGTGTATCTGTTTTCCAAATAAGTGTTTGTGTGGTACTCATATTAGATTGGTTTTGGGTGGGTGATTGAATTATTACCTTACAAAGATACGGCAATTTATTGCATAATCAAATTATTTTGAAAATAATTTAATTTTTTTTTATTGGTTGTAACTTTAGGGCATAAAAAAAGGCCACCAAAAGCAGCCTATTTTCTTCAATCAATACACCAAAATAACCAATTATAGTTTTATCAGCCGCCAAATCAGGTAGCACAGTACAATCAAAACAAGAATCCACCACCACTGAAAAACAGCAATGGTTTTCTTAATCTCTGCAATAGCTTCATAATTTGATTTTAAGGCACTTTTAGCACTCTGATAGTCCAATGTGCTTTTGGTGGTTTTGCTTTCTGTGGTAACCTGTTTATGGCCTTTTCTAGGCTTAACAGTAGCAGTAATATAAACCTTGCCCTTCACTTTCTTAGCTACTACCTTTTGCGTTGAATTATCAAGTAAAGTAGTATCTCGGTTCTCAGGTAGTCCACGAAAAGCAAACCGATCGATTTGCTCTGGTAGGTCAAAAGTTGAGTCAATAGTCTTAGTCGTTGTAACACTTTGCGTGTCTTTCTTGATGCTGAGTATGGAATCAGTTGTTAAGGATTGCTTAATAACTGACTTACTGCTCTTTGTTGTCCTGCAACTGTTGAGTATTAGTACCGATAATGCTGCTAGTAGAAGTAGTTTCTTTGCCATTTCTAAGGCTAATTAATTGTGTTATTGATATTAATCCTAGAAAAAATGCAATTCCGCATAATGTTAACCCTAGAACTTCCACAAATATAGCTACTGCCCATAATTGACAAAAATAAACAGCATGGCAAAATATCCCAAAAAGGGAAACATAACAGCAAACAAGCACGAAAGCAGTCAGTTTTCTAGCTGATAGCCCTGCCTTGTCATTAGTAAAACTACTTAGTAGGCTTTTTATCATTTAATTCTTGGTCGTAAAGAAATGCCTTTGAAGCGTTGCTGGTAGTAGCCCTTAACTCCATTAGTTCTACTCGTTTTGCAAGCCTATCGTAATTCTCCAAACGTATTTCTACGGTGTTTACTTTGATGAGTAATTGCTCAACATTGTGGTTGAGGTTCATAATGAAGTAACCAATTACGCCAATTAAACTTGCACCTAGCCATCCTATCAAAGTGTTAGGCAATCGGCTGCTAGTACTGTTTACTTCAAGGTGTGTTTCGTTATGCTCTGCCATGTTTGAAAAGAAATACAGCTAAATTATTTAAGATTACGTGCTTTAACGCTGCATAGTTCAAAATCTCATCCCTATTGCTGATAAAGCAGAATTCAATTAGGCCAGAGGTTGGCACTAATTGCAATATGCCTAGCTTTTTGTGTGGTGTCATATTCTCGTTTACAATGCCCACAGTGCCACGCAATTTGAATGGTGTATCTTTTACCACTATTGCGGCCATGTCACGGCAGAACGTCTTTACTGCATCGCTAGCGTTATACCTGTGTAGCACTTCAGCACCTTTGGCCTCTGTGTTACTTGCAGCGTTAAAATGTAAGCTAATAAGAATATCATCAGCCTTTGGCACTAAGCTATTAAAGTACTTAATCGTGTCGCCTAAGCTATGTGCATCCGCATCGGTGATTATCTCACCTGTGTAGCCCATCAACTTTAAGTTTTGAACTAGGATATTTCTAGCTTCTTTAGTTAAATCGGCCTCTTTGAAGCCGTTGCCTATTGCTCCAGAGTCACTGTTATTATGGCCTGCTTCAATAAAAATTCTTTTCATAATTTATACGCTGAAAAACATGGTACGATTTGGTGCAGATAGTCGGTCATGTGGATAGTAAACTCCATCCAATGTCCACTGTTTGTTTTGCAATGTAGCACTAATTGCCCTCCCATACCTATCTCTGCTATTAGCATAGTCAAGGATTACTTTGCTACGTTCAGCAGCAGTAGCAGCACCGCCACTTGTAGCATCGGCAATACTTAGTGCAAACTCTGTAACTGTAATGCCTTGAATGGCCACTAGCTTTGCCGCTACGGCCTTTGCAACAAACGGCCTTACATAGTTATAGTAAACGGTATAAAGTTCAGCTACAACCCAATCCGCACCGCTTACACTAGGCACATTGCCTGTATTACCTGTGACTAATGAACGATAAAATAAGTTTTGGTACTTAACTGTGTCGCCTGTAGAGTAATTAGTGTCTGAATCCCACGCATCAACTACTAAGCCGCTTGCACCACCTAAGGCAACCCAAAGATTGTACCCAGTTATTTGCTGTAAGTCAAAATCAGATACTTCCATTAAGGAATCAGTAAACCAACCTTGATTGTAATATTTAGGGAATCGGCTAAGACTTAAGAAATCTTCAAAACTTATCATTTGATTGCCTGTGTAGTAGTAGCGTTAATTGTGTCTAGTCCTTCAATTGGGTCTAATCCGTATTCTTTGCGAATCTCATTAGTAGTCATTACTGCTATTTTTTGAGGGTCAAGCGTTTGAATAGGATTGTAAGTGCTTATCTTCCAAGCAAATTCTAGTTTAGGAAATAACTCCCTAAATAGGTTTTGAATAGCCATTTTGTAACCACGAATTTTGCCGTTATTCAAAATGTCTATTAATGCAAGCATTTGTTGATTGTTACCTAATTGCCCACCATCACTAATACCCTTTATTGCAGGGTCAATGCCAAAGGCACGGCAAACACGCCTATCAAGCGCATCACTCAAAGGAATTTGGCCGTCAATAATTGCTTTTTGGTCAAATGGCATTATACTAGGCAAGCTATCTTTGTCAGGAGCAGCCATAACGAAAGCCCTAGCACCTGAATCAGCACCTTTGACCTCGTTAATTTTCTCGCTTACTTCATCAACAGCCGATTTGCTAGGCGCACCATTGGTAGTTCCATCAAAGTTTTGCCCTTTGCCTAGTCCATCATCAATGATTGTGATAATAACGCTAGGCATAAAGCCATCGTTAATTAGGCTTAAACGATACTTTGAATTTTGGAAATCGCTAATGATTGCATCCAAGTCACTTGCCCAGTTAGGGTAGTTGTAAATCCCATCAAAAAGAGTATTTGGCAACTGCAAATAGAATAACTCTGGCTGTACTTCTCCATATTCTTCTATGTCTGCAATTACTAAATTTAGTCTTTCTTCATCCGTTAATCTTTGGTAACCACGAATGGCAATCGTATCAGGAATACGGGGAGTATTAAGATTGTACGTTTCGTTATAGTAGTACTCGCCTTTCAGTCCTTTGCGCACTAACTCAAACGGGATTACTTCTAACTTAATTACATCGTTGTTGCCGTCAATCCAAACGAGCATACTGCTTGCTTCCCATGTGGCTACGTCAATAGCAATCCTTTGGAGTATTTGGTCGGCTGTTTGCCTTTCGTTTACCCTGAAGTTACCTGCAGCTTTGTCAATGAATCCACTAGCCACCGTAAAGTTAGCTAGTGTATCAATGCAGCTTAACGAAGCACTAGAGTAGGAAAGAACCTTCTTAAGCACATTTGGATAATCGTTATTCATCCCAAAATGATAGAGTTTGCCAGCCTCATACGGGAATACCGCACGTGACCTGCTAAAGCCTACATCTAAATCGTTGCCTTTAGCGTTCGCACCTGCTAACCTATAAGCACTCTGGAATACATAACTTTTATCTTTATTGCTCATTAGTTCAATTCAACTAAACCTTCAGTATTTTCTTCTATTTCAACCTTTACAGCTTCCGTTGTTGGTTCTTGTATCACCTCAGCATCTTCAATCGCTGATTGTAAGTTAGAAACTTTATCAAACCACGGCAATCCTGCTTTGCAACACATAGCCGCAAAGGCATCTGTAAGGTCTGCTATTGCCACTTTCTCGCCTCCAAAGTACACCAAGTGTCCTTCATCTTTTAAGTGCGGCCTAAGCGTGTAATTAACTAATTTAGATTTTACTTCCATGCTGTTTGGTGTGTTAAATAATGCTGTTAAAGCGTTAATGTATGTGTAGAAGTTACACTTTTGGCAATTATCGGTAATGCCTGTAAGCTGTTTGTAAAATTCAGCAGCTTTCTTCCAAGTAGTCGCCTTTGGATTAGTATCTAAATAGGCTTTAACCTCAATTAAATACCCCTGTTCACGTTGTTCCATATCCTTGAAGTATAACGGTAAGACGTAAAGCCATTATCACCAACAACAAATGCACTGCCGTTCTTGCCACCAATAGCATCATCTATGATAAGTTGCATTGCATTCATAGCATTAGCAGTAGAATCAAATTGCATTGTTACATACGCACCACCTACGCTATTTACTAGCACCTGAGTACGGTCTGAACCCATCACCACTTCATCGTAACTAATTATTTGGGCATTAGTACTGCCGTTTGTTATTGATAGTATCATAAGATTAAAAAAAAAGGGGAAATTAATCCCCTTATTTATGGTTAGTTAGTTATTAGAAGTTACTCCAAGTGTTTGCCTCTAACTCTGCAATGCTTGTAGCATAACCGCCAGAAATTAAGAATTGCTTAGGCAGCGAATCTTGAACATCAGTGAAGGTAATCATCTTAGCGATATTATCTTCTATCTTAACACCTGTTGGAGTTTCTAAAGCAGTTGCTTGCATACCGTAATCTAAACCATACACACGAATAGTCTTATCGTTTAATGGCAAGAATATAACACACTTTTGAACTTTTGCAAGTTTTTCAAGTACTAACAAGTCAGCACCTGCATTAGCGTAAACGCCAAACTTTACTTCGTGAGGGAAGAACTTACGTCTATCATCACTCACTACTAAAGTGCCATTACCGCTATTTTGCAATCTCTTACCTGTTAGCTTAGTTAATAACACAGTGCCAGGCGAGCCAGCAAGTGTAAAGCCTGTAAGTACGTTAGCTGTGTATGTTGGAACTAAGTCCTCAACATTTTCAAGCACATAGCAGAAATCTTGCACACCCCCTGCCGCTTGTAAAGCGATGCAAGGGGATATTAGGTCGGTGGTAATTAAATCACAAAGTGCCATGTTCTTAAGCGTAGTTTTTAGCTGTAAAACCTACTGTTGAAATCAACTCACCATTACCGAAATTTACTCCGATAGCACACTCACTAAGGAATTTAGTTTGCAAATCGTGCATATCATAATAGACTTGGAATGGGATTGCCGCTCCTAAGTCACTTGCACCACTTGTACGGTCAGTACCTACTACTAAATTATCTAGCATTGTGAAGATAATCATGTTTGCAGGTAATGTACTTGCACCTGAATTTGTGAAGTCAGCCGCTACATACCTATCGTATGCACTAATAGGCACTACTTCAATACCTTTGTAATACACTGCATTGCTTAACGTTTGTCCGTTAGTTGCGTTCTGAATGAACTGCCAGCCCATTGTATTGTAGACTGTTCCAAGCCCTTGTACATACAAGTCGTAAACTGACTGAGAAACCAAGAATTTCTTTTGGTTTACAGGCACTGATTTCAATGCAGGACTAGCTTGAAAGAACGCTGTTTCTAAAGCAGCAGTAGCAGCAGCAGCAGTACTTGAAATTGCACTTGTATCGTAAGTGCTGATTTTAGTAGGGTCTAAAGCGCTGTTTTGCGTGTAGTCATAAATTGCTTGACGAATCAAACGAATAAATCCGTTTAATTGCGTGTAGTTAGCATTGCCACTAGCTGTATCACCTAAGAAAGCAATACGGATAATATCATCAGTAAGTGCATCTGTAATTGTTTGTTGAAACAAAATACGAGTTGCATCACCTGTTAAATCACCACGTAATTGACCTGCAGGAGGAACTACGATAGCGTTTAACGTATTGTAAAAGTCAATAGGGTTTTGACCTTTGAAGAATATCAATTTAGATACTTCAACAAACTTTTGGTAGTAGTTTTGAGGTAAAGCCCCAAACGTACCATCACGAGTAATATCCTTAGAAAAAAGATATTTCATCCTGTTAGTAGCTTGAATTGGCGCACGGTCATGTACTCCATTAATCACACGCATACCCATGCTTGCAAAGGCAGGTTGTGCGAATGGCTGTGAAAGGAATGATAACTGTGCTAACAGGTCGGGGGTCATCCCCGTGGTCTGCAAGGTGGCTAAACTGCCGAATGCTTGTGACATTGTTTTATTTTTTTAGAGTTAAGTAGATTTTTCTTAGTGATTAGCGAATGTTCACAGGTAAGTTTTGCTCACTTATGTAACCATGCTGTTTTTTAGCTGCAACAATTCTGTTCCAAGCCTCTGCCTCTAAGTTCACAGGTGCATTTGCTTTAGCTTTTTGAGCCTCAGCGTGTACAGCAGCACTAGGAGTTTTGAAAGCTGCAACTGGTGCAACTTTGGCAAGTGTGCTTACTTTCTTAGAAAGTTCAGCAAGTACCGCTTTGGTTTCTTCCATCTCTTTTACGCTTACTTCTTTCTCTGCTTTTAGTGCAGCTAGTTCAGCTTTTAACGCACTCACTTCATCAGAGCCATCCATGTTAGCATCTGGAGTAAGTTCTACTTCATCAGGTGTGTAAGTAAGCAATATGCCCTTATCATCAACCTCAATCATGCTACCATCTGCAAGCATGTAGGCACCTGCCTCGCATGGAGTACCATCGTCATAAGTTACAGCACTGCCAATTTCAGGCAAGCCACTTTCCGAACTCATAAGCAATGCAGTTCCATCGCTTGTTGTTGCTGAAATCATTTCAGCTTTTGCACCTTTTACGAAATTGGATAGAGTACCCAATAACGCTTTGGCATCGTTTAATATGCTCATTGCTAATACTTTGTTTTGTTTGTAAATGATATTCTTTACGAATCCAATCTTCTTTGCTTCAATCGCTGTAAAGAATGTAGCGTTATCCATCAAAGAATTAAATTGCTCGTTTTTCGTGTCAATGCCTGCAAGTGCGTAATAGCCAACTAAGCGATTATGCTCAGCTTCCATTTCTGCCGTTATTTGCTTGGCTTGTTTGAAGTTTATCCCACCTGCTTGCACATAAGGGCTATGAATCATAAACCTTGCATTGCTTAAAGCAGTACGGTTAGGACTAGATAGATAGATTAGTGTTGCGATACTTGCTACTAAGCCGATTGCTCGCATCTCTACAGGGCAAACAGCACCACGCAAAAGATTAAACATCTTTTCACCTTCATAGACTTCACCACCATCAGAGGCGATTATTACTATCAGCTTATCGTTAGGTTGCAAGCCTTGCATCTCTGCGGCTAATTGTGCAGCTGAGTAACAGCCTGCATCTTGCCCAATCCTTGAAAGAATACGAATTATTCTAACCTCCATAATACAAGATTAATTACTTATCTTTGGCAAATAGATTTTGCAATACATGAAAAATATACCTAAGAGCCAAACAAGGCATTTAGCAATTCAGGTTCGTGTTACGCCTGAAGAAAAAAAAGAGGCTGCAAAGAAAGCCCAAGACAAAGGTCAGACGTTATGCGCTTTCATCCGTGAAAGCCTTAAAAAATAGTGTTCATAGTAATGTTAGATTTCGTTTTAGGTACAAAAAAAGAGGCTGTTTTATGGCCTCTCTTTTTTTAATCTAAAAATATCGTTTTTTCTCGCTTGTAATCCCCGTTACATATTACTTCACCGTGTGATTTGTACACTGTTTCTTCAAACGGTCGCCAATTATCTTTGCAGTGCTCGGGCAACTGTGGATAAATTAACGCCTCAATTTCTGCAAAGTTATTTTTGCCATTAGTAGGGTAATCATTGTGGTACTTGTTAGTAACCTTTAGCCGATTAAATTGAACTACATCCCCTTTATAGTAACTCATTGCTAATTGATTGATAGCGTTTTGACTTCTCCACCAATTAATCTTATCCCATTGCTGAGGGTAGGGTAACAGCAAACTAGCTGCATCTTTGTGCATTGCGTAAAGTATTGCATCGGCTGCCATTATTGTTTGAACACTTGCATTTGGGTTGTAATCATTGGCATCCCATAAGTGGCTATCGTAATTACCAACCGCACACGCTGGATTGACTAGGTTAAGCATTAGTTCAAAGTACCGATAAGGATTTAAGCCGTCAATTTGCTTCACTACTAAATCATCATCCATAAAGATAAAGTAAGTGTAATCCTTATCTTTAGCGTATTGGTAAAGTGCGTTCCTACCCTCGTTCCAACTAGAATTGCCTAAGTGCAAACACTTTACTTTCTCATGCTTGTAGGTTTTATTTTTATCCCAAAACAGAGCCACGCAATCAACACTATCACTCACTAAGTCAGGTAAGTATTCTTGCCAATCCCTGCACTGCACTAAATAAACAAACTTCTTCATTATAGGGTCGTTCTTTTGGTTGTAACGGCATTATCCTGCAAACCGAACCTAATATCACGAACGGTAGTAACAGGCTGCCTAATCTGCTTTATTGCGCTTACAATATCCGAATTATTACCGCTCGGAGTAATTGAAGCTGCCGCAAAGTTACCAATCCCTTTACCTCCTACACTCTCATTAATTGCGCTTAGTGTTCCACCGTATTTGGCAACTGCATCTTTGCGCATCACCATTTCGCCTGGGGTTAGCATAGCAGGAACAGTATCACCATGCCCACTACCTTGCACAATACCACCATAGGCAAACTTTTGAGAGGCTACTAACGCAATGCTTGCCGCTCCTTGTGCTGCTACTAATGCAGCTAAAATAGTACTTGTTGTTGTAGTAGGGTCAAACGCTAATGCACCCATGTAAGCCTTGATGCTACCTGCAATCGTGTCAATAGCTATCTGAGTTATCTGCCTTTGCTTTGCTTTCTCAAAGTATTTCTTTTCAATCTCTTCTTTTTTCTTAGCGTTATTTCCTGCATCCTTTAACTCCTTAGCCTTATTGACTTCATCAATAGTAGCTAATAGGTTATTTACCTGCGATGCAACCTGTGCCGCTTTATCAGTAGCATCTGAAATAGCTTGAAGTTTAGCATCTTCAACCTGCTTTTTATTATCAATCTCGGTTTTGCCTTTGGCCTTTTGGCTTTCTGCATACGTTGCATCCAATGCCTCTTTATCAGCATTAGCCTTTGCGTTAATTTCTGCAATTTTAGCTTGTTTTAATTCTTCGTTAGATATTTCTTGCTGAATCTTATCCGTTTGTAATCCTACTTCTAAATCAATCTTAGCTTTTTGCAAGTTCAATTCTTTCTCACTACCTTTTTGAGCATTAGTAATCATGCTGTTAATAGTAGCCATTTGCGTTTCTTCACTGATTTGGTTCTCAGCGATAATTCTAGCTTTGTGCATCTCCAATAGCTTAGTATTGAATTGCACATCAATAAGGAGTAATGCTGCTTTATCACCTTTAGCACCTAGAATTGCTAATTGCTTTTCTTTGGCTAATCTATCTTCTTGCAACTGATAGTACTTTTCAGTGCCTTGCTTCTCTAATGCCAACACTTGGTCAATAGTAGCTATCTGCACATTTAGCCTATCTTGTTTGGCTTTCAAATTAGCTGCATCCCTAGCCGCTTTTAATTCCTGCTGGTGTTTCTTTTCAGCCTCAACACGCTTTTTATTTTCGGCAACCTGTTTGGCTGTTTCGTCTTCACGCTTCTTTTGCTCGGCCGCCAAAGCATCATTTTTTATCTTGATACTTTCCGCATCAAATAGCTTTAACGCTTGAATTTGGTCTGCATACTTTTCTTTATCCGCTTCAATCTGTTCTTGCGTTTTATCCTCAGTATAGTTTGCAACACGCTGCAATACTGCTAACTGTTCTTCTAGCTGTTTCCGCTGCAATGCACGTACTTTAGCTTCATCACCACCGAGAGCCTTAAGCAAGTCTGCTTGGTCTTTGTACTTCTTGCCTACTTTATCAAGGTTTTCCGCTTGTTTGGAGTATTCTGCTTCACGTTTCTTTGCCGCTGCCTGTGCCTCTGTGTCAATAATGCCCATAGATTGCAATAGAGGCTTAAGCAACTTCCACGCAATTTGAAACTGCAAAGTCAAGGCATTAAAGGCAATGCTAAATATCTTGCTCTTACCTGTTAGCTCTGTGAACGCTACCACTGCCAAACCTATGGCTGTAACGATTAGGCCAATCGGGTTCAAACTCATTACAAGGTTCAGCACTCTTTGCGCTGCGGCTGCACCATTAACAGCAATTGTTCTAGCATACTCTGCGGCTGTGGCTGCTTTCTTGACTACAATGTCTTTGGCATCCATTACAGAGCCAAACCCTATTTGGATATTGCGCAATAATGCTGCGGCTGCTAATGCCTTTGTTGCCTTTGCTTGTAGTTCAGCCGTTGCACTGTTTTTATCGCCTTCAAGGTTCATTAACTCCAAAGAAGCAGTAACACCTATGGCCACATCACCCAAAGTGTTGAGTTCTTCTTTGGCTGGGTTTTTGGCCATCTTTTCTCCAAACTCATCCACCTTGCCAGTCGCTTTCATTAACGAAAGGCTTGTATCATCTATGGCTTTGCGATTAGCCTTAAATTCCTCACTTCCAATATCAAGCCCTTCCGCTTCCGTTTCTAATCGCTTTAGAGAATCACGTAAATCGTTAATCGTTACAGTAACGCCTTCTAGGCTTTCACGATAGTTACCCACGTTGCGGCCGCTCCTACCTGTTGCACCTTCTAATCCTTTAAGCTGATTAGTAGTAGCTTGAATACTCTTTTGAAGTTCACCACCAATTGCCTCGTTTTCCCTTTCGGCCTGTGTCAGGTTATCGTATTGAGCCGTTAAAGCCTTGTTAGCTTGTTGGAGTTCATACACGCTTTTACCATCCTGCTTGTTCAGCGTAATGTTAGCTTGTAATTGCTTGTTTATGTTGGATTGCTCGGACTGATAAACCTTTAATTGAGCAGTAGCCTTAGCAAAATCAGGACTGCTTTTGTCCAATTCCTTTAGCTGGTTCTTAGTTTCTTCAATCTTTTTAGAGAGTTCAGCCGCTTGACTTGCAAGTTTATCCGTATTATACGTTATGCTTATTATCTTTTCTTCCATAGCTTAAATAGGCAATAAGATTACCTGCGTTAATTGTTCAGCACCAATATAATACTGATTGAGCTGCATTAGATAAAAGGACTTAGAAAGTTCTTTAATGTAAATTGGCTTGTTTAGGTTTTCAAGTAAATCAGCAACCTCATTAGCTTTGAGGTACACCATCAAATACACCTTCCTAGATAGCTGCATTGCTTTAGGTATGCTTTGCCATGCTGTTACTAGGGATTGACTAAAAGTCGGCTGATAGGCAAGCATTGGCTGAAACTCCAGCATTGAAGCACTAATCGTTGCACCTTTTAGGTTAGCCCATGAAATACCGTAAACATCTGTAAAAGTATTAGCACCTCCATAGGTTGCCGCTGTATCAGTAACCACGCTTACTTGTTGGTCTTCTTCTGGAATAAATACTTTGCTAGTCCAATATAAGACTATTGGAGTAGTTACTACACTAGTAAACGCATCGTACCATTGTACTAACTCATAGTCAGTGCCTACTGCTGTACTTGGCTTAGTGCCTACTAATGCTCCACCATCACCATTATCAAGAACTCGGTAATAGTTGGCTTCATCGTAAACTATGTCGCCTATAATGTATCGTATATTGATACCTCTGTTTGTCTGATTCCAGATAAAATACTGATTGAGGCCTTTTACTTCTAAGATTTTTGGCTGAGCAAACGTAATACCCAAAAGAGCAAAGGTAGTATCAGCTATTGCGAAAGGTGCTTCATACAGTGTTGCCTCTTTGCCAAGCGTTTTGCCTTGCATAGCTATTACACCTTTATCATTGGTTAAATTAGTTTCATCTTTGTACTTCCAAATGTTTGATTTTGCATAGTTGTCATTCCTAAAGTCATTTTTTACTCCTTGACTAAAATCTATCTTTCCACTCCAATTAATCAAGTTATTATTGCCTACCTCCAAGCCTACCAATGAAATTTGATTGCCTTGAATCTTTGGATAAATGCAAGCATAGTTACTAATATACTTCAATAGGTCGGCTGCCTTAATCTTTGGTACACACTGAGCTGCTTCAATAGGAAATCCCTCTGCCACGTCTTGTGATACGTTTTCAAGAATAAATCCATAAGTACCTGCTAAAGCGTTGGGATTTTGCAATAGGTTGTTTACTATTGGCTTAGTTTCCCACCTAATGCTTGGAGTACCTGCTGCACCACTTGTTGTGAAGTTGCCTTCTACATAAACACGTAAATAATAAGTCGCATTCCTTTCTATGCTTGTAGCCTCTTCAAACTCTGGAAACTCAATGTATAAATCTTGATTGCGCAAATCAACACTTAAATCTACAGTCGCCATGCCTGTTTCAGCTCCAGCAATACTTTGTATAATTTGAGCAGAAATGGCCGTTATTTGGTCACTTGTTACTAAGGATAAAACAGTGTATTGAATCCTTAACCATGCTTTGGCTACAAACTTATTCTTAAAACCTACATTTGGAACTCTGATTGTATTACCTGCAACTGTTATAGCTGTATTGCGTATTCCTGATGAACTATAAGTAGGTAATACAGCATCGGTTAAGTATGCCATATTTCTGCCATAATAATTTAGCAATGCAGGAACATTATACGACAAACTAGTGTAAGTACCAATATCTTGACCTTTTACACCAATACTCATTTGAGCCTTCCAAGCATCCGAGTAAGATAGCTGAGTAGGTTCTAACAAATGCGCATATTCTCTAAAGCTAATGCCTGCTAACTCATTGCCATTATTAGGCCATGAAAGCGTGTAGCCTAAACTATCACATATTAACTCAAACAATCGCTTGATAGGCATCGCAAAACGCATATCTAAGCCTGCAATGTTCCTACCTCCATTTACTCCTAGATAACCATTATCAAGCGTAATGCAGCTTAATCCTAAATCGTACAATGGCGAAATGGCATCTGTGTAATTTGCTAATTCATAGCTTGTATAAAGTCCTACTGCCAGCTGTGGTAACTGCGTGGCTATAAAATTGCTAGTCCAAGATTGCCCTGTAATGCTCGGCTGCAATGTTTTAACTTTAGCCGTTACAATCGTGTTCAACTCAACATCTTGAATTGCTGTAAGGAAATCTACCTGCTTGCTTACTAGCTGTATCTTGTAATCACCCTCAGCAGTAAGTTCAATCGGCACAATGTAACCTTCAAGCAATACTTGCCCATTCTCCAAAATCCTAAAGCTTGGGTTCATTTCTGCCTCTGTTACTCCAACTTCAAGCAAACTAGTTAACCTAAAGAATATGTTGTAATTCTCTGGAGTAGCTTTTAAGGTTAGCTGATTAGTAAAGCTGATTGAACGGGTACTAATATCCTGATAGTTTACATTGTTAACGGTTATCCCTATCAACTCTGTAAAATCACCGCTTGCTTTTTGACCTCCAATGTATAACTCTATCATCGTTTTATGTCGGTTACCTGTGAGAATTCAGCATCGCAAACCACTCTAGTAATCGTGTCACTTTCAAACCTTTGGAATCCTTTGCGGCTAATGATTAATTGACGCATAGCAGGTACTAAAGGTGCTTCAACATTTGCTTGCTGAAATCCGTACATGATAAACACGCTTTTACTCACCATCAATCCTGCAAGCCTATCGCTTTCTTGAGTAGCTTCTCGCTTCATTACGATATTGAATTGGATAGTATCAACCACACCTCGATTCATTATCTCATTGCGGCGATTATCGTTATCAAGGTAGTACACGCTTTCGTTCTGCCTTACTCCGAACTTGCAGTACCATCCCTCGCCATCTTCATTAGCGTTCACTTGCTGATACTCCAAGCCTCCCATTAGGTTAATCCAAACCAAAACTGGGTACTTGATATTTAACCTAGTACTTACCAATGCAAAGGCATTGCTAGGTCGCACATTAGTATTAAGGTTGTACATTAAAGGTGCTACATAGCTTGCAGGCGTATCAGTGCCATCACCTGCAGGATTGCCGTTATTAGGTGCAATGCAGGTAACTCCGTTAATAATTAAATCTGCATTAAATGAAGGCTGTATCGCTCCCCCTCCATCGGTTAATTGCCAATACCCTGAATCACCAACAACAATAAATTGAAACTTGCTAACATAAAACACGGGTAATACAGCTTCAAACGCATTGCCTACTAAGTCATAGTACTGAATAGTGTTAGTAACGTTTTTCTCAAGCCACAAATAATACTGATTATCCCCTATCCAAGTGTAAACATCTATATTTTTTAAGCCTAAACAAGTCCAACTAGTGTCTGTATTTCCGTTTTCCCATCCCTGCGCTTGATAACCTACAAAACAGTATTGAGGAATAATGGCAGTGAAATCAAAAACATTAATTACTAACGCTTTTTTCTTTAACGTAAAACTTTCGCCAAAACTCAACGCAAAATCAAATATACCGTTATCGCTATTTTCATAATCTTCACGAAAAACTAACTTAGGACTTTCAAGGAATTGCAGAGCATAGCTGTTAGCATTAAATACATAGTCATAGTTAGCATTTACGGCTACTTCAATTACTTTGTCAAACACTAAAAAGTCTGCATAGTCAGAGGCAGTGTCCTTAATTTGCAGCTTTAAGAATCGCTTGTAATCATCGGGATGCGTTTCGTCAATTACATAGCATAAGTAAATAGTAGGGTAGTCGTAAGGCAATGCGATTGAACTTAACACAACTGTATAACCTCCTGTTACTGCTGTTACTGTGCAAGGTGAAAATACACGCCCCCAACTTCCTGCATAAGCATAAAACCAAAGCACGGTAGTACTTGCATCTATGTTTAGCGTTTTGGCAACTTGAGTGGTTAATGTAAAAGTATTAACACTTGCACCGCCTAATGTTATTGCGTACGGCCATAGTTTACTTTCAGGCGGCAAATTGCCTGTAAAGTTTAACGGCTGATTATGTGGGTAAAAATATCCTGAATCCATTATTTAATAAGTTCTAAAGCTATGTTTTTGTAAATCCAATCAGCACCCAAATTCTGCAACTCACTTTCCACACGCTTGACAAAGAAAGAATCTTTGCCTATCACATCACTGAATAAGCCTGTGTTGCCACCTTGCCGAAAGATAACCGTTCCTTTGTTGTAAATACTCCTACTGATTGCGTACTCCATGCCTTTCTTGTAAGCTATGTTTTTATGCCTGAGCCATTCACGAATAACAGTAGGGCTTACTCTCGTTCCCTTTGGATTGCCTTGCTCACCTGCTTTGTAATAATCCTCCGCATAGATAGCAATCTCGCTATCTGATACAGTGGAATAGATTGAACTTTCAAGCCTTCCTGAAGCAAAGAAAGGACCAAACGGTGTAACCTGTTTAGTGCGTACATCTGCCTTTAGTTCCTCAACCGCTTGCAGTGTTATTGCTTCAATTAGTGCTTTGTCAAAATCCATTAGTAATCCCAGCAGGCTATCTTGTTAATGGCTGATAGTGTCACAATGACACCAACAAATTCAGTAAACATTATGCCTTCATAAGCTACGGCAATTTGAGCATTGTTAATCTCTCCAATAATGCCAAAATCACGATAGCAATCACGAACGAATAACTCTGCATCCGTTTGGCTTTCACCTAGCTTAGTAGCCTCGTCTGTGCTATTATCTTGCTTGTTGTAACGAGTGCCAAACCCAATCTTGATTAAGTTATTTGAGAATCCATTAGGCAGAATTATTGTACTGCTATTATCCACTAGCCAAACAACTTTATTTGTTGCAAGGTCGGCTGTTAAAGTTTCATCAAGCCTTTGGCGCAATCCCGAAACAAACTGCGCATCTGGAATCAGCGTTTCCACTAAATCCTTGATAGCTGTGCATAATGCCTTGTAGTTCATGTATCAAAGTTAGTAATTATTATTTGATTGTGCTTGTTCATTAAGTCTTTGCAAGTACATAGCTTTTTCATGCCTGTAAAATAACTCTGTGTAAACCTTTCGCACGTTCCACGCTAGTACTTGCTCAGGGTCTAGTCCGTAAGTTTCAGCAATGCCGCTTATTGCTCCCCAAACTCCTAGCTTTGCCAATCGTTCAACCCCTGCATTAAGCTGTGCCTCCGTGTATTCCACGCTCATTTTATAGGGCTGTAAGAAATCATGGTAAGCAGTGAGTAACTGAATCACCGCATTGACTCCGTAAGTGCATGGCATGGCATTATATTCTTCAGCAGTAAAAGTAGGTTCAAAAGTTTGCAGAATCCTTCCTGCATCTTTGGCCTGTATGCCTTGCTCTAACTCTAAAAACTTATGCCATTCTACCCCTCCAAAGTTTTGCACAATCTTATCCACATTTACACAATCAGGCGTATAGTTTACTGCATCAAAGTTTAACACTGTGTAAGGTTTGGCAATTTCAATAGCTGCAATACTTTCACCTTCAATGAGTAAGGTTGCATCGCTTTCACTCCAAGCGTGGTAAAATCCTGATAGAGTAACCTCACTCCAAAACTCGGGAACGTAAGCAACGCCTTCTGTGGTTTGAATAGTTATCATACTAAACTATTTGCGTGTTCTTCACATGCTATTTTAGCCTCATTTAACGTGTTAAAATTACCTAAAAATACAAATACAGCACGTTCAGGATAATACCTTGCCCTAAATCCTTTGTCTTTATAACTATAATCAAATATTGAGTATTGCACCCATGTTTTTGTTATTGGGTTACATCTTGTATTAGTAGAATCATGCCTACCTGTATGTTTTTCTTGCCAATTTAATTTAACTAGTTTTGCTTGATAATTTTCGTTTTCATTAAACGCTTTATTAAGAAAAGAATCCCAAATAGCATTAAAGAAATCGTTTTCCCATTTTAGAAACTTTTCCCTTTCTTTATCCCTAATTACTTTTAATTCTTCAAATGTTAATTTACTGTAATCTATTGCTTTGTTGGCTTTTATTTTGCTCATTGTTTTAGTTTGATTGGTTATGTAAATATACTAATTATACTCGTTTTAGTTTCTTTCCGCTTGATAAAAATAACTTGTACTGGTCTTGATACGCTGCCGTAATAAAGTAACGTAATCCATCGCTTAAATGGCCGTACTTCTCATAGCTCACTCCTGTTTGCGTATCTTTTACCTTTTCTTTGAGCGTGCCACCATCAACATCCTCTTTGAGGTATAGTAAGTCTTGAATCATCAATTTGCAATGGCTGCCAATCACTATTTTGACTGGTGCATCGTTAGCAAAACACTCATTAATAAATTGGCCGCTCATATTCAAGCTAGGTGCTTTGCTTTGAATCTTGAATTGTGGCCTCCATTGCGCCAACTCTTTGGCAATTATAGAGTAGTCATTGCCTCCTTGCTCGGTTCGTGTGTCCCTCGCTTTACCTGCTGGGTCGCCAAAGACAAATACTCCTTGCTCATGATTAGGGTACATATCAAGCAAATGCCTACAAGCTGCACGGGTTGTATTGCGTGGGCTTCTAAGCGTTACCTCTTCAATCATGCAAGCAGTTGTACCGCTCACTTGCCAAATACTGCAACTTACATAAGGGTTCACGTTAAAGTCAAAGGAAATTAGTAATGGCTTATCGGGATTGTATTGGGTTACTCCTGTGTTCCTTGATTGCTTGAATAGTTTGAAGTACTCTGCACCTGTGGCGACTTTTCCCCACTCACCTAATGTGTAAACCCTATACATCATTTCGTTTTGCTTGTTTATCGTTTCAAGCATATTGATGTACTCAGCATCTAAGAAGTGGTTGTCCTTGTAAGTAGTGTGTACTACCTCCATATCTTCCAAGTTCTTATCTATTATTTCAGTCTTCAGCCAATGGAGTTCATCAATCGGATTGAACGAAAGAATGAATTGCTTGTAATTAACTGTTTCACCTCGCACTCTTAAGTTAAGCTGTGCAAAGTCTTGATAGTTTAACTCAGTAGCTTCTTCCACCCAAACAGAGGTAATGCCGCTAATGGACTTAATCTTTTCAGGGTCGTCTAAGCCATAAAAGATTATCTCATTACCGTTTGGCAAGGTTATCTTCTTTGGGCTAACTGTATGGGCAAACTTGACTTCAAGTAGTCTTAGCACCCTCAGCAATTCTGCAAATACTGAATCCTTGATAGTGCGCTCAATCTTTCGGACTACTAGTATTTTATGCCCTGTTTCGCTTACTATCCTGATTGCAATCTTTTGAGCAATGGCAAACGACTTGCCCGATCCACCACTTCCGAATACAATTAAGTACCTAGCTTGGCTCTGGAGTAATCTTTTATACGCTCGGTTTATCTGCATAATTAAAAAAAGCCTACCCTAAAAGAATAGGCATTTTGCCACTTTAATCAAACTAATTCATTCAATCCTTTACTCTTTAGGTGATAACGCTATTAATCCTTTGCGCATCAAGTATAGCAAGTTCTTTGCTGCTTTCATGCTTTTGGTACTTGGTCGTGCTGCTTTGTCTTTTGCTTCCATGTTTAGTTTTAGTTAATCACCGACAAACTCTATTCTAATTGTTTGCGGCTGTGTGTCTGTGTTTTCTACGTGTGCTTTGTCTGTTTGCCCTAGTCTATTTTTACCTAACCAAACTAACATTGCAGGGTTTCCGCTCATTGCAAGCTGAAATTGTTTAGCTTTTAGAAGTCCATCACCTTTTGAACGTAATTTAGCCGAATAATCCGAGTAGGTCATACCTTTATCATGCACACATCTTGAATAGAGAGTATCGCTATCAACACCGATTGCAGGTGCTATCTCGTGCCCACTGCATCCAGCTTCAATAAGCCTATCTACTTTCTCCCAATCAATTATTTTGCGTGGCTTCATAAGGCAGTCCGTTTTTAGTTATTACTAAGCTAGGGTCTAGTTTAATCATCCTATTAATAATCACTTGGCAATATACAGGGTCTAACTCAATTCCGTAACATTTACGCTTTAATTGGTGCGCTGCCACCATAGTACTTCCTGAACCTAAAAAGAAATCAAGAACTATTCCATTATCGGGACAACTAGACATTATAACCCTTTCGCACAATGCAATTGGTTTTGGGGTAGCGTGTCCACCTTCATCACCATTTTTTAAGTGTCTATCAAAGTGCCAAACGTTATTAAAGTTATCATGCGTATTATTAAAATACGCTCGTGTTGCGTAGTACTCTCGCTTAATATCTTCGTACTCTCGCTTAATATCTTCGTACTCTCGCTTAATATCTTCGTACTCTCGCTTAAAGGCTTTATTAATTGAAGCTTTTTTTATTGCATCGTAATCTTTTAATGTTGGAAAAGC